CGATTCAATCATATTTTCATACTGGGTAGGGGTCCTATACGAAACAGCATAAAAATCTGGAAAAACGACCCCCTCCTCCGGTGCCCCTTAGAGCAATTTTTGATGAAATATTTTAAGGGGGGGTGTTATTACCGAATCATTTTTACCACTTCTCATCATGTTCCCATTTATTCTGTTTCTTTTTGAATGTTCTACCGTGTTCTTTATTATGACAATCCACACAGACTGTTTCGAGATTATCTATTTCTAATGCAAGAGCTGGATGATGTTCGAGTTCTTTTATATGATGGACAACGAGTTGAATCTTCTTACGCTTTGCACTCTCGCTGTATTCATTCGTGTCTGTTTGTACTCGGCCATTACGTTTACATTCCTGGCACTCATAGTTGTCACGCTTCTTTACTTGTTCTCGTATCCTCTTCCACTCACCACTGTCATAGAACTTACGCTTCTGCTGTTTGGTTTTGTATTCCTTCATTACACATTACACCACCATCTGCACACCACTTACAGCGTAATCCATCCTTTGATTTTGCTATTCGTTCACTATACTGTTCCGTATATCCACATGCTTTACATCTAAACTGTACAATCTTTTGTACCCTTTTACTCCTTAATAGATCGTCTATTAGTTTGTTCATTAAACTTATATCGGCTTCTTTCTTTACTGCTGGTGTTAGACTGTTATGAAATCCCTCTATTACTTCAATTAAGGTTGGCAACTTCTCTACATCTACATACTCTTCAATATCATCTATCCCAACCGAATGTATAAGCGTACTAATCGCAATTGCTTTCTCAAGTTTAGTTAATTGCATATATCCTCACCCCTTACACTTAAATCCTTTCTCCACCTGTCTCTTTCTAGTAATTCTTTTATTGATGTTTGTTTCAGGTATTCCACGGAATAAAACATAGGTTTCCCGCCATACAGCTTGTAATACTTAACATCTATTCCAGCTTTTTTATGCGCTTTTTCAAGAGGTTTAAGGTATTTGATATATGCTTTCTTATCAATGAGCATAAGACCAAGCGCAGCAATCTTACCATTTAAAACGCTGTCCAATTATCCTCACCCCTTATCTTCTAATAAACTAGCAATCATTTTATTTAGTACACTTAATGTTGCTTCTCCACACTCTTTCTCTGTTGCACTGTTTACTATCGGTCCGAATTCTTCTTCTAATAGTTGTAAGTCGACATGTTTAGCAAGCACATCCTCACCTACAGCTATAAGGATTGAACTAACAATACCTATCTTCTCAAGTTTAGTTAATTGCATATACCCTCACTCCTTCTCTATCAAATGCAACACGTTTGCGCTTATCTTTCCTTAACAACAAATATAATTTATATCTGAATGTTTGAATCACTATCATTAATACGTTTGACAATTTCTGAAGCCATTGTCTTACCATTTAAAACGATGGGACATTCTACTGTAATATCTGTCAGTGCACCCTTTCCCTTAAACATACTCATAACCTTTTCCAACTTTTCCAATGCATCCACACATTCATTAGCAGCTTCCATCACTTCTTTAATTCCTTTTAATGCTTCAGTTGTTTCAACATTCAATTCAATTGTTAATCCTTGAATACTCTTTTTTGTATCATTTGATTGTTGTTTATAATTATTAATCACCCATACATCTACAAAAGCACCATTACATTTTGGACAAACTGTTACTTCTCGATAATCTTCTTTAGATGGATGATAAACTTTATCCATATGACCACATACTAAACATTTAGCTTTATTAAAATACTTTTTCCCTTCATTCATCTTACTCACTCCTTATCTAATAAAACGATTGTTGTATTGTGTTTAAAACAATAAATACAACTTCTCCCTTCCAATCTTTTTCTTTCTCCTCTAAACGATGTCCCACAATCATTACAAACAAGTTTCACTATTTCATTACCATCAGAAATAACTTTAGATATATTAACTTCTTCAATAAACCAAACATTAACCGGATATTTGTGTTTATTAATTGGTACAGTCTTATACTCAATTTTCTTTTGCACTATGTACTCTTTCCCCAATGTATCCAGTGCTTCCATAACTTTATGTAGTTCCTCTAAGGATTCAATACGCTTTTTGTATACGTCCACGATATCCACCACCTATGTAATTTTCACATAATAAAAAGCACCCAAATCGGGTGCTCAATATACTGATATATTCATAAAAAACATAAAAAAACAGAGAAACTCACCTTCATCTATCGATACGCATTGTAATGCGTGTTATAATAAGTATAGAAAGTTGAAAGGAGGTAATAACGATTTCTAGTAGGGAAGTAATTAAGAGGTTAAAAAAAGAAGGATGGTTTATAGCGAACATTGAAGGCAGCCACCATCAGTTCAAACATCCTTCTAAGGTTGGCAAAGTAACCGTGAAACATCCGTGCAAGGATATTCCAAAAGGTACACTTCGCTCAATCTATAAGCAAGCGGGTTGGTTATAAACCGCCCCTTGCTTTCCCTAATTATACAAGAAATCGTTATAAAAACAAATTATGAAAAAAGACTATTATGTTTATCCCGCTATCCTTGAAAAGTCTTCAGATGGTTACGGTATTTACTTTCCAGACCTTCCTGGTTGCGTTTCTCATGCAGATACACAAGAAGATGCTTTAAAGGAAGGTAGAGAAGCATTAGGACTTCACTTATATGGTATGGAAAAGGATAATGAATCAATTCCCGAACCGACACCAATTGATAAATTAGAATTAGATAAAGACGAAAATTCTTTTTTAATTGATGTTTGGATGCCACCACTTAGAAATAAAGACAAAACAACTTATAAAAGAAAAAATGTAACTCTTCCTTCTTGGTTAGAAGAATACGCAACGCATAAAGGCGTTAATTTTTCCGAGATCCTTGTAGAAGGTTTGGAATTGCATTTGGGTATTAAAGATAAAAAGAATACACCATAAAGGACGCCATGAGCGTCCTCTTTTTTATATAAGCTATTTGTTGCCCATATTCATTTTTTTATTCTTCTTTGAACCGACACTATAGATAGGCACGTATCAGCTCAAAGAAGAGCAAAAGCTCTCCTTATGGACCGTTTAATTATTTTGTATTCCTGCATAATCACAATTAGATTCTAAAGTTCTCTTTGTAATTATGTACTCGCCCTATAAACGCCAGTTCATTCAAACAGACATCCATAAAGCTTTATTCGGTAACCAACCCATTCAAATTTTACAGTTACTATTAAAAATAGAAAAGAGCAACCATGCACCAGTCGCTCTTACGTAAAATTCTATGCTATTACTATAATTCATTTTTTCAATAGATACCATATGTAAAACTTACTGTAAGAAAAGTGTAAGTTCCTCAGCAAGCTTTATCCTTCTAGAAATTTCAGCATGCTTCTGATATACATAACTACTACTATAGCCTAATTCCCTAGCTATAGATTCTAATGTTTTTCGTTGCACATACTTACCAAATAGAATTTTATTTTCTAGCCCTTCAAACTTACTAATTAATATTTTGAGGTCGTACTGATCGTTCATCTTATTCGCTAGTTCATATTCTATAGCCGCTATGTGTTCCTCTATTTTCGCACCATCTGAATCAGCAGTTAACTTATACTTTGATAAATCACCAACACTCCAACGCATTAATTCTCTTTTACTTCTATGCAATTTATTTTCTAAATAAATGATTTCATCTTCCAACTTTTTATAATCTTTAAACCATTCAAACAAGGGTTGGCTCACCTGCTTCCTCTTTCACCATGTAAACTCATTTCTTCATGTTACGTTTATTTAACTGTTTTCTTAAATGCCCGTAACTCACATTAAACTTTTTAGCAATTTCAATATATTTCATTCCATGTTCTTTAAGTTTCATGGTATCTTCACAAATTTTATTCCATTCGTCTTCTGTTCTTTGTATGGATGTTTTAACAAAAACTTTACCACCCAAAACAACCCCTATTTCATTCAATCTCTTCCCTACTTCACACTTTGTCCAACAATACACAAAATCACGAGAACATTTATTGTCACACTGACGGCAATGATTATCTGTTAATCCTAGTATTTCCATCCTCGCTTCTTTTGGACTCATATAGTAACCATTCCTAATTTATCTACATGATATAAATAATCAACAGGTGCTCTATTAGTTTGTGGTACTATATACGCTCTTTTCTCAAATTCCTCTCTTGGAATAGACTTTCTTCCTCCGTCATAAAGCATAGCTTCATAGTATTCTGTTACTACAGAAACAGGAACAAAATAAATAACCTGATCCGTTCTGAATTCTATTAAAAAGAAACAAAGTGCTCCCTGTTCTTGTGTATCCTTTAAATAGTCAATCTGGTGCCTACTTATATTATCTAACGGGAAGCTCGTGGTTTTTTCAGTAGATTTTGCTTCAAAATAAACAGCTCTTCCTTTGTACACACCGTCATAATCTACTGTAGATTTACTTTCCCACGCACTTTTAGTTATATTCCCTTTCTTATCAGTCTTTATCACTTTTATTGGTGTAGGGCGCTTATTAAATACTCCTACATTCGCCGCTTTATACATACGGCATGTATTGTTTAATAAAAGTTCAAATGACATTCCTCTATTAGCGTAACCCATGATACTCCCTCTCTTTCCACTAAAATAATTATTTTGCATAAATATCTGGACTCCTATATTTCAAGAAGTCCAGATTGAATTATTTACTTAACTTGAACCAACGGATTAGCTTCTCCACTCACTTGCGGTAACTTACCATCCCATTTTTCTATCTTTTTAATTTCTACAATTTCTGGCGTTAAAGACTTCTTAATAATCTCATTCGCTTCAGCTTTTCCTCTTGCTTCCTCAATGGCTTTCTCTGCATTGATTGTAGCTTGCTTTTTCTCAATCTCTGCTTTTTCAAGGTTTTGTTGAGCGTCTACTACTCCTTGAATCGCTTTCGCTGTATTTGCGTCTGGTTTAGGTGCTTCTAACGTAACGGAATCTACTAAGAATCCAGTAGTATCTACCATTTTTCTAAATTCCTTTTCTATCGCTCCATTAATTTCCCCTTGATGCTGGAATACCTCAAGAACTGAATAGTTTGAGAAAACGTTTAATGTAGCTTTCTTAAGTCGAGTCTGCAACCACCCGTTCTCAATCACATCTGGAGCTTGTCCTTTGAACTTGTTATAAATCTTAGGAAGTTTCTCTGCATCATTCATGTAATCATAAGATAGACTCACTGTTAAAGGCTTACCATCTTTGGTTTGTACGCTGAATTTATCCACTTTAACCGTTTCTGTTGAAATAGGATAAGCTGTTACACGTTTAAATGGTGAAACTAAGTGCCACCCTTGTCCTAAAGTCTCCTTTTCAATTCCTGTACTTCTGTTATAAACAACACCTGCATGTCCCTGGTCAATCACCTTTACGCTCATTGCAGTTAAAATTCCACCTGTTAAAAGACTGAATCCTACTACTGCTGCACCTACGATTTTCTTTGTATTCATTTTATTTTTCCTCCCTGAATATGTTTTTAATTTTTAATACTACATTTCCAATACACTCAAAAACTCCTAATTTACCTGCTATAATCCATAAAAATGACAACACCATGATAAACACTATAATTCCTACAAATAACGAGAACATAGCATCACTCCTTTCTCTTTAGCTTCACAGCAATCCAGCGTGGCATTTTTGTATATTTTAAGAGTGCAAACATGGTAGTTTCCGTATCCCCATTCACAAATGACCAATAAACTCTTCGCATCATTCTGTCCCAATTAAACGTTGGATCAAGTTTTTCTTTGTATGGCCATAACGTTTTGTTCTCTTCAATAGTTATATTCCCCATACCTTTCCTAGCTTTTTTAAACCGTTTGTAATCTTTATTGTTACCTTTGCATGCATATAAACCATATTGAGTGCCTCTTGCATATCGCATTTTAGATTAATTCCCTTACCCTTTATTTGGAATAGAACAAACTATTTATGCGCTTGCTCTATTCCGTTTTTAAATATAGAACATTCAAAAAATAAAATTTATATTTTTATCCAGCCATATCCTCATCAAAGAAAAGGATTTCTAAATTAGCTGTTGCAACTTCATACATCTGATTTGAATTCATGAGTTCTACAGTTGCTCTATCTTCTATTACATGTAACACACGATATGCATACACATCATCAGTTACAATATCACCAGAACGATACTCATTCGGCTTACGTCCCTTTCGGGCAAATACACGTCTCACACTTTCTTTATTGATTTCTTCAACTGTGGCATATCTACATTCATTCGCATGATTGTAGCCCCAATCACCATGTATCGCTCCTTCACATCCCCACGATCCCCATAACTCTACTTTGTTGTTAAAAGTATCCTTAATTACTCGTTTCACTTGTGTGATGAATTTGTTATCTTTCAACTCACATACAATCCATTGACCAGCAGTTACTTTCTTTTCATCAATTTGTAAATTCATTTCCTATCTCTCCTTAATTAAAGATTTATGAATTCAAACTACTTTGCTATATAAGTTAGCTTTCTGCGATTCATCCGTTCTTCTCTCAATGGAATAACCATATTGCCCCAATAAGACCTCTTCGCACATTCTGATCGTGTTAATGCTGGTGTTGTTATCGCATCCTCCATATTCCATTTCAATTTTTTAAGCCGATCATAGACTGTACTTCGTTTTAATCCAATTCTCTCTGCCTGTTGTAATTGTTCATATGTCAGTACACATCTGCATTCATTTGCACGCTCCAAAGCTTCCTCGCGACTCAATGGAGGCTTAGTCATTGAATCTATTAAACTCCATCCTCTTTTTCTTCGGTTATTAAATGTAGTTCTGCTAATATTATTTTTTAAAGCAATTTCTTTCACTTTAGACCATTCTGATTTTCGAGGTGGTTTAGTTATTGCGAGATTTTTATCCCAACCCAAATTTCTAATCCTATAATCTAATAAATTGTGACCAATTCCGTGTTCAGCTGCTACTTCATATTCTTCTGGAGTTATATAATAATCATATGGATTCCGCATGAGTATCTTCTCCTATTCAATTGTTAGTTAAGTTCTTGAATTTCTTTTAACGATCTATTCGAAACTTCAATACTACGAATTTTAAAACTATAATTCTTATGATATTTTTCACGAATTTTTAACGCCGCTTCTTCTTTCGTTTCAGCTTCACAAAATTCTAATTTAAATCCTGATTCTGTAACAATATCCACCATG